CATATCAGGATCAACACTATGAGTTTTAAAAACATCTGCTGCCTTCTCCTGTCTCATGCCATCAACGATCTCGTTAGTCCTTGTAGACATAATATTGTTAAACTGATCTTGTGCATCAGATGTCTGGCCTTGGATAATACTATCCACCATATCTGCTACTGCACTATTGTCTTTTTCGTCTGTCATAACTCCTAAGCTCCATTATCTGGTCCGGGTTGAGGATTTCCTTCTCCCGGCATATCATTACTATTTATATCCGTTTGCTCTCCACCTTCTTGTGGAACTGCACTTAACGGACTCCACTGATATTGTCTTTGATACTGTGGCTCTGCCAATAATTCTGTATCAATAGTTTCAATCTCTTCATCAGTCAATTGTAAAACGTTTTTCTGTATCCAACGTTTACTAAAAAATGTTCCTATATACGCTGATAAACCATTTAAGACTTCAACTCTACTTCTGAGTATCTCCTGTTCTTTGCTTTCTGTATAGTAAGCATCAGTAGCAAACTCATATATAATATCGTCTTTAATGTCATCCCAATCTTCTGCCGTAATAACATTCTTTAATAAAAGCTGACTTCTTAACAAATCGTTAAAGAGTATGCTAAACTTCCTCCTTAACTTGATGATGAATTTTGTAAACTTCATTTCATCTCTGTTAATCTCAGCCGCTCTACCAAAGTTTAGACCTGCTTGTTGTTCCAAACGTGATACAGGAATGTTCAATGCCTGGTATAGTTTACGTTGAAAATATTCTACGTCTTCTATTTGTCCCAGGTTTTGTCCTGCTGGCAAAGTATCTATATTAGTACCTGCACTTCCTTCACGTCTAGGGAGCCAAAAATCCTCCAACATAGACATAAACTTCTTATCATCACGTATCTCTCCTGTATTAGCATCGTAAACAAGTTTATTTCTATACCTGTCCATAATGTCTTTTAGATATTGTTCTGCCTTCATCTTTGGCAAGTTACCAACATCTACATAAAAAATACGTCTTTCAGGAGCCCTTGTAATCCTATAAATGACTACTGCGTTCTCCATCATCCTTAATTGGTTTGCCGGCCTTATTGCCTTATGTAAATACGATAATGCTATTTTCTTATCGTGATCTACCAAACCACTTGGTGCATATGCTATAGCGTCTTTTACAATTTTTAACCCCTGTTGATTCTCTGGGGCTACATACGCTCCTGGTTTTGTCGTAACACCTTTATCATTATAGATAAAGTATTCTTCAATATCCTTAACAAATTGTACACCTGACGCATTCTTTTCTTTTTTCACTTCTCGAACACGTCTTATTTTTCTAGGATCAATATACCTAATATCTTTGATCCCGTCTTTTGGATTATCTAAATCGATGACTTTGTGGAAATATATTTTCCCGTCTACATACCACCTTCGGAAATAGTCTTGACACATTTCTTTTAGGTTCATTAAGTTCTTTAATTCTTCGAACTCTCTTAATATAGACTTTCTAATAGAAGCAGACAATTCTACATTGTCCAAGTTGACTTCAACTGGAGTTTCGTTTTCCAGCTGTGCGATTGATTCATTAATTATATCCTCAACCGCTGTGTCAACATCTGCCATCATAGCGATATCACGATACCTTTTTATTAATTCAGACTCTGTTTGGGAAATCCCATCTAGGTCTAAATATGTGCCGTAATATCCGCCTGCTCTAATAGACTCAATTGCACCGTCTTCGGCGGGGGCAACAAACGATTTCTCGTTTGTAGCCTGGCCCTTCCTTTTTATTTCAAATCCAAATATATCCATAATTATCTATTCTTTTACCTTAAGTAAAAACGTTAGCCACATTAAATGGCTACGTCTACGCCAACGTTTTCGTATGCTTGATATTGGAATGTAACTGTAAATTCCTCAATGATGTCGTTCTGTGCATATTGTAATGCAATTTCTGACATATTAATTGGGAATGCTCCCTTCAACATATACTGACCACCTTTTAAAGGCTCATCATTTCTATCTAAGTGAATGATCTCAATATCTTGATAGTATTCAGAAGGTGTTAATAGCCCTCTGTTATCATCTTTCTGATTGATTGCATCCAACCATTGTTCAAATGGTCTACGTAATGATTGATTAGTATCGTTAATTATTGTTACTGTCCACGGATCAAATATTCTTTCGCCGGCCAATTTAACTTCCCTACCCCTATATTGTATAATTGCTGGGTTTACTGTCGAAGCTGGTATTGCCGCTCCTGAAACCAATATACTATAGGTGTTATCTGCATCTGCGATTGTAGGAAAATTTAGTGTAACTTGGAACTGATTGGGTCTAGCCCCTCCCGCTCCTAATTTACTTCTAAATGCTTCAATATCCATTTCTTTCTCCTCTTATACCTATATTTATATTACCCACCAATCTCTTCGAAGCTTACGCCTGTTCGAGTAGCGATAAAGTTAAGTTGAATGAAGTTAATTGATTTGGCAGGCTTTATAAAAATGTCTGCTACAAATTCGTTTCTATCAATTACTTCGGCTGTATTGTTGCTAGAATTACATATAACTTTAAAGTCATATATTCCTCTACGTCCTTGAACGTCTCTTAAGAACGGTGTAAGTAAGCTAGTAAACTGCGATCTAGTAAACGCATCGTTGAATTCAAACAATTGATACTTGGCTGCTGTTGCTATTGCTTTTTCTAGTACAATGAACAAACGTCTTACGTTAATTCTATTGAATGCACTAGGTGCTGCTAAGTTTGTTTTGTCTCCAAACAATACAATACCATTCCCAGGACTGTTTATAATAGGGTTGATACCCTGTTTATACATATCGTCTCTATTAGCTTTGGATGGATTAAATGCCAACCTTACAGCGTTTCTGACTTGTCCTCTATTAAATCCTGCTGGTGAGAACCAAGGGTCAGTAGATAAGTCTGTTGCTACACAAAGTCCTGCAACGTCTCCATTTAATGGAATCCAACGATATAAGTCGTTGTATCTATCGTACTGGTATTTCCAGTTACCGTCCATTACTGCGTATGAAGTACCTGCTAAGGAACTTTTATCTGTAACCATACTTGTTACTTCTGAACCTGCGTTGTTTACAACACTTGCTTTCTGTGGTGAAAAGAAACATAAACAGTCTTTTCTTGTTTTAGCAATGTTGTCAATAACATAGTCTACGTCTGTAGTGCTATGTCCAGCAGTCATAACCAAGCTAATGTCAACACTTTCAGAGTCTGCGAACAGTGCGTATCCTGCTTGGATATTGCCTGAACTAGGGTCTGCTGAAAGACCGCCAGTTAAACTAGCTGTGCTTTCTGATGTTGTGAAGCCTGATGTGAATGTTGTAGTGGAAGTCTGTCCCCATGTGCTGTCGCTACTTGGGTGTGCACTCCACCAAATGTATTTACTCTGAGTGTTAATTACGTCTTTATAATAAATTGAACCGCCTTCTAAACCTTTAGCGTCAGATGCTTTTGAGACTCCTTCGAATTTCTCTAAAACTGTTCCTTTCAAACCAGTAAATAGGCCATCTTCGTCTACAACAATAACGTGCAATTGGTCGTTAGAACCACCTTTTGCTAAAATTGTTTGTGAACTTAATGGTGCTCTATCAAAGTTTGATTTGTAGGACCAGTCTGTTGCTAATACTGCTGTTGCTGCTGCGGAAGAACCACCGCCACCACTAAATGATATAGTTGGTGCTGATGTATAACCGTTACCAGGATTGGTAATTGTTATTGAAGCTACTGCGTCACCACTTAAAGTGGCTGTACCTGTAGCTGTTACTCCGCCTGTTGGTGCTGCACTAAAACTAACTGTTGGAGCAGAACTGTAACCCGAACCGCCTGCAGTAATCGTTGCCGATGCTACTGAATTGGTGTCGAAGTTTGAACTGTCCGCGAAACTTACTTTTAATGAATTACCTAAAGCGCCAGGGTATCTAGCAACCCACATTCCATTGGAGCCTCCTCCAGTAGAATGATTGAGGTCGTAGTCGTCATCATTATCTACTATTATAGCAGTACCAGAAGCTACAGCGTTTCTTGCTGCGTCTCCTACTGCTCTGACTAACTTAAGATTATTACCGTATGCTAGAAAACTAGCTGCTGTAAAAAAGTCTACAGCGGTATCGGAGTTTGGTTCGAAAAATCTTTCAACGAGATTGTTCTCTGAACTAATTGTTGTGATCTTCTCGGCCGGTCCCCACTGGAAGTTGCCAACTAGAGCTCCTGTTGTGGATGCTACTGCTGGAACAACACTTGTAAGGTCTAACTCGGTTACAAGAACACCTGGTGATAGCTGAAATGCCATGTTTTTC